AAACATTAAAGCCTTGTCCCGCTTGTCGTTCCAAAGCGCCCAGACCCGTCCGACCGGCGCCGAATAGCTCGGTCCCAAAGCCAACAGCAGGATCGACAAATTGACTAGGCTGACCAGCTAAAGCGCCAAGTTGATCAATTCCTAGCTGGAAAAATGGGCTAATTGTAGGAGCTTGGCCGGCATTAATAGCTCCTGCCTGCTGAATGATCTGGGTAAGCGGATCAATAGCCGGCGCAAAAGCCTGGTTAGAAATGAGTTGGTTAGTGGTGCCTGTGCTACCGGTTTGTTGCGCTGTTTGCAGCGCGTTCTGTTGCGCGGTCTGTTGCGCGGTCTGTTGCGCCTGCTGTTGCGCGTTCAGCTGGGACGATTGCAGCGCGCTTGTCTGGTTTGTCGTGCCCTGAGTTGCTAGGCTCGATGTCGCTGCTGTGTTTTGCGTTGTGTCTTGTGTTGTGTCGACTGTCTCGACTTTGTCGCCGCCCATTAGTCAGGTCCTTGGTTAAAAAGATCCGCGTCAATCGATAATCTGGGAACTCTTTCGCCCAACCTTTACGAGCCAGCATCTCTAAGCGAACAACACCTATCCGTATCATCTGCTCTTCTAGCTCATCGATCAGACCCAACCATTCCTTCCGATTCTTTCCTGAGATAAATCGGATAGACCCTACTTTTTTACCTTCCATATCTATATACACTTCCGTCATCAGTGTACATAAAACTTCAGAGCCATTCCAGGCAACCCATAGCTGCCATAATTCATCCGTTAAAACTTCCTTCAACCCCTCCAGGGTGTAATGGTTATCCGGCGCCTTGGCGCCGGCAATAATCAAAGGAGAGACAAGCGGCCATACCGCGTCCAGATTCTCCGGGGGTATATATGTCATATCAACCATTATTGAATAACCGCGTAATTGTAAGTAACTTCTTGATTCACTATTACCCCACGTACAGGAGTTATTGTTTGAGCCGTTAATGTCATATCATAATCAAATTGTGTGTTAGCTCCTGTTGCTGAACCTAACGGAACATAATAATCACCTACTAATGCATCTGGATCTATAATTGATCCTCCCACTGATACAGTATCATTTTGATTTGATGTTGATGTTTTAAGAGTAAACGTACCCTGTAAAACATCACTAATATTAAATTTAGTAATACCAAATTCATAATCACGACCAGTAGCATATAACCCAGATATAGATATATTAAGTTGTATGATTCCTATAATTTTACTAGTAATACGATCTAATGGAATACTAACATCAAAATTTTCTTGTATACCAATTACATCAAACGGAAGAACAACACCTCCACTTAATCCGCCTGGGATAACACCATCAACTTGTTGAACTTGTGTTACCGCAAACATTAATTCAGGAGGGGGATCATTAACTTCAAAAAATCCATCACCCACAGTTGATACACCTACAGTTGCGATAATAGCAGCAGTATTAGTAGCATCAATAATAACAAGACTACCAGCCTTTACATCAGAATCATTAATACGAAACGCACCTGTCGATTCAAAATGATTAGCGGGCACAGTAAAAGATTTTGAAGGATTACCAAAACCGTCATCGCCACCTAAAACATTAGTGCCTTCGCTACCAAACTGCCCAAGTTGGTTTACAGCATCAGATATTTCACGCTCGGTATAACCAACAGAAGACAAACTTTTAATTCTAACCGGCATTACCTGAATCCATCCACATGAATAACAGGATCAAATCCCTGGGCTAAATTCCAGCCAATAGAAGCAGGGATACGAAACTTAAGCCGCATGTATCTACCACTGGCGTTTAAAGGAATTTGTCCGGTAGATTCCAAGGCTTCTTCAGGAGTAAATGTAACGACATCACTAATTTTTTCCCTAAAACCCGCACGGGCAAAAATCTGTGACGCATTAATAATCGGCGTCACACCAGATAAATGCGATCGTCCATCAGGCGTCAATTGACCATCAGATGTTTCAAACGTAGCTTCTAATATATTACCCGTGAGCCCTGATAAAAAATCATCATCACCATAAATACCCAATATAGTATTACCACCAGACCAGAAAGGACTATCTAGGGAAAATAATAAAGTTTCCATTGTGCCAAATACATCAAGTTCGTCTAAACTAAATCGCTCAGTAATATACTGTACAAAAGCATGTGTCCTTAGATGCACCTTCCCAAATTCTTTCGTTTCCCAATTATAGACCAGAATACGATCGGGTATAGAAGTAACATTATCATTAGACACATATGACCAAAATACAAAATGATTAACTGGATCAAACGCCGATTGAATTAATGAATCAGTACCAACCCGTTTATCAGAATTAAAGAACGCATCTACTTTATCAACACCAATAGCCCGAGTTTTGTTGGATGATATATCAAATATATAAAATCCATTACGATCTAAGAAATACACTTCCTGCGCAATATGAGTAATTGAATCTGGTGCAAGTAGACCACGATCCGTAACGATCTTATCGAATTGGAATACGAGATCCGACGCCGGCGTAAATATTTGCCGCTGTATGCCTTCAGATTGAAATATGAACCCAGTATCCCCGCCGATTATATTCCTGACCGGACCACCATCCGGGAAATCTTGCAACCCGCTAGAATTAACACCAGGTACCCACCCTTCCGCATTATTGAGTTCACTCCATTGAACTCGCTGAGGAAACAAAACAAGACCGCTTGCATCGGACAAATTACCGAGTTCAACGAAATCTCCTATGACATTGATATATCGGGCACGCGGAGGGCTACCGCCCAAATCTTCCCATACAGCTGCTGGGTCAGTCAGATCTATTTTCTGTACCGGATCAGCAAAATTGGTAGCTAATCCCAGAGTCCCGAATTGCGCAAATCTCCAGCGTTCACCCGTTGTCGTAGTATAATCACCCCCGACATTAGTGACATCGGTCCAGGTTTTATCCGGAGCAAGTTTGTACAATCGGGTCAGGGTTCCCGCATAAGTTGCACCTGAACCTGTCTCATCAAGAAATGATGCCGACCCAATACAATCGCCAGTGGGTAATGGTTCTACGGAATTACGAGCTAGATTACCAACAGGGCGAAAGCCGGCCACAGTCGGCACCACATTGATCACGTTCACCATCACGTTACGATCAACGCCTTGTACGTCTGGTCTAAAAGGTCCGAAATCAATTCTAGGCATGATTACCCCCGAATAATTTCTCGTCTGACTGTGTCAGCGCCAGGGATTGTGGGAGAAAATCGTGCAGGTTGAACAGCTTTCCTTGTCTGCTCAGACACTCCATTTGCAGCTGCGATATATTCAGCGAGTGCAGCCGCTCTCTCTTCACGATTTCGGATAAATCCAAACGCCTCAATCAAAGACGCTTTTAGATAAATAGAAGGAAAATTTAGCAATAACTCATTGGTATCCCCATCATTTACCAATGTGTCAAATTTAGCGTAATACACAAAAGTAGCCGGGCCTGCGATAAGAGGTTTGACTAATACCGCATTGTCATCGATCGTAAATATGGCAGGTACATCAGTAGATGATATTGTCCTAAATATATTTGCTGCATGATATTCTTCGGAGGGGAGGAATCTTAAGGGAGTAGAAAAATCACTATTCCATGTTAATGAAATCTGCTCCAGATAATCATCAGGAAGAAAGGCCGCACCGGTATCATTAAATTCCAGATCTGTAGTTGTGACCATATCTCGAATGCGAACAGGATCTGAGGGTTGGGGATCTCCTGAACCATAGAAAATTCTCTGCTCCGCCATATGGATAAATTCAGCTATGGAATCCACGAAATCCGTATCATTACGAGCACACCATCGCTTGATATCCCCCTGTAACGATGAGTATGTAGGTGCCGGATGTCCCATTACATTTTATGAACCGCGAAAACGGGGTTCTCCCTTAAAAATTTTCTCCATGCCATTGGATCGTGGTACCAGCCTTCTCGCATTGCTTTATGTACCGCCCACATAGGAACTTCTCCTATATGCCTGAGATCCTTACCCGGCGTTGTATCGCGCATCCTGCCGGCTTCTATTATCGCCGGTTCGACGTCGAATTTCTCCTCGATATGAAGAGTATCGCCATCCTCATCGTAATGCGCGATCGTGGCCCGATGCAGTCCTCCAGATAGCTTGCGAGAGTCCTGAGCCATTACGACACGATCGTCACATTGCCCTTGGCATCAAGTGCCAAAGCCTGCTCCTCAGATAGCACAATGTCCTCCCCGATTTCATAAATTTTATCGTGCATATGGAGACGGCGTAGCGTAGTGCAATGCGTCATGCCGGCAGATTTTAGCGATGCGGGTATTACTTCTTCTTCGACCGAGCCCTCTTCGTCTGTCGCCGGGTCGAGCGTTTCGTCGGTGTTTTCTTCGACTTCGGCAGGTTGTGTGACGACAACCTCGTTGTCGGATGTCGGGGCATCTGCCTCTCCTTCTTTCTCAACTAGAATTTTCCTTGGCATGGGTAGTACCTTTCTTAATAGGCTAGGGGCAACGTGCCCCTAGCCTAGCCTAGACCTACGAAACAGTCAGATCCGCCACAATTCCGTGGGCTGCTTCGTTCCGCATTTCCAGCGTGTACTCAGACAGGATAACGCGGGAGTCCGCATCACCAATCTTCGCCAGCGGGAAATTCACGAACGGACGCAGATAGCTGACCGTCACCAGCGGATAGTCCCAAAGGAACGCAACCGCGTCGTCCTGCTGACGGTTAGGAACCACCATCAGATCGCCAAAGTCAGAAGCATAAATCGATGCCGAAGCAAGGATCGTATCTTTCGACACAGCCTGACGCGCCTGAGTCCTACCAATAAACGCCGACACAGCCTGCTTATTGAACGGACCAACCATCAAGGTCGAAGGATTGCCGCCAGACTTATAGGTTGCCTGGATGACATCCTTGAGGAAGTCCTCAGTGAACGCACGATCGGTGCCAT